CGCCAAAGGATTCACTCTGGTACGGGCTGTCAACGATTTCGCTGTATTTGTCCACCCACAAACGTATCTCTCCCGATAGGGCTATGACGGCAGGAGGAACCGCCATTGCGCAGACTGTACCATTGAAGTCTTCATCGGAAAGCCCCGCCACAGCGGTATCGTCATCGTTGGTAATCCCGGACGCATGGTAGGTGTACACGCCGTCATTGAGCGCGGAATTGGTGATCCAGAACCGCTGACCGTCCGGCAGAAAATCAGAAGGGGAGATCATGCCGTTGCTGATCGAAAACGCGCCAACCTTTACATCCTTGATGAAAAAGTTATGGATGTGTTCGCAAATCTGCTGTAACATGATCTCCCTCCTGTTATTCGGCCTTTTTCCGGCCTTTCTGGGGCTTCTGAGCGGTTTCTTCCTTCTGCGCGAGGGAATCGTTGTGTTTTGCTTCAGCCCGTTCAGCGGATACGATAACGCTCATATCAGCCCTCCTTCGGCGCGTAGGTGATCTGGTTCAGATTCCAATACTGCGCCTTCTTCTTGCCGTTGGCATCGGTCTGAATGGCGATGATCCGCTGGTTCGGGCTGGTCACGTGCATCACGGCATCCTGATCGCTGTCCAGCGTCACAAGGCCAGCCCCTTCTGTCGGGGTCAGGCCGACCTGAACATTTTCATAGGTCAGCCCGGAAGAATAGTTGCTGAAGCCAACGGCGATGAAGTAGCCCTCGCCCCAGTCTTTCACAAGGGCCTTGGTGGGATCATCGTAATACTTCAGAGTGCCAGTGATATTTCCCCCAGAAACGGACAGGCTGCTTTGGATGTCAGACACCGCCGTTCCCCAGTAAGATCCCGACGCTTTCGGGGTAAGCGTCAGGTCTGTGATTCCGAGGAGTTGATGGTGCCTTTGACCACGCCGCCAGCATACTCCACGAAGAACTGGATACCGGACATGACGAGGGTTTCAAGCTGCGCCCGCTGCTCGGTGGGGATGTCGGTCTTGATGCCGATGTAGCCCAGCTCGTCCACGGTCAGGCCCAGCTTCCCGGCGATGTCGCCGTTCATGGTCAGGTAGTACAGGATCAGGTTTTCTTTTGCGGTGGCAATGAACGTACCCTGCGTGACGCGGGAACTCATGATGACGGTGCCGAGGCCCAGGAAGTCCTGCACGTAGTTGAAGCCGAAGGCGGTCTGAACGGTGATATTGGCGGTCTTGAGGTAGTCGCCAATATCCAGCGGGTTCACGAAGTACACGGCAGAAGCGGTGTCGTCCTCGAACAGCACCTGCAGCTTCGCCCACGCAGCAGCGAGGGACGCCTGCAGCCCAGTTTCGGCAACGGACACAGAACCGGTGATCGTGCCGTTCAGCAGGGTGAAAAAGTCGGAACGCACAGTTTTCTGAACATCACGCAGCAAGGCGGCGTCCGTCTGGCGCACGGCTTCGTCATAGCCGGATTTCATGATCGCTTCCGCGCTGGTGGCCTTGCGCCACTTTTTCAGGGTGATTTCACCGACAGCGGTCTTATTCCGCTGGTAGCGGGACAGGGGGATCACTTCACCTTCGCCCACGGAGCCGTTATGCAGCGTGCCGGTGGTGGTGTAGGTGTACATGGTCGTGCCTTCCTGCATGGGGATCTTGCGGGTCACGCCCAGCACTTCAATCAGCTTCGCAAGGCTGTTGTGCGTAAACTGCGCCACAAAGTCAACCTCGCGCACCTTGGACATCTGGCTTTTGCCGATCAGGTTAGTTTCGGCAGCGTCCGTAAGATTGTTCGCCATTAGTTTTTCTCCTTTCATTTTTTAGATTCCGAAGAGTTCGTGGTTTTCAGCAATGGCCTTTTGCCGTTCGGCGGTGTCCTTGATCGCCATGATCTCGGCCTTGTCGCGGTAGCTCTTCCCGGCTGCGGGCGGCGTAGCCACGTTCTCGCGCTGGGTACGCTGGGTGGGGATGTAATCGCCCCACTCTTCCTTGATGGCCTTGCGCAGATCATCCGCGCCCTGCAGGTTGCCTTCACCATCCAGCTTCATCTTGGAAAAGTCCGTCAGGCGGATCACGGCATCCAGCCGCTTTTCGCTTACGTGTTCTTCCTGCAGCAGCTTGCGATATGCGGCCTTGACCTTTGCCAGATCAGCTTCCGCTTTGACCTGCGCCTTGTACTCCTCGTAGGCTTTATGCTCCGATTCGTACCGGGCCTTGTAGTCCTCGCCGCCCTTGATTTCATCCAACTGCTTCTGAATGTCGGGCAGCTTGTCCGCTTCCGCTTTGTACTCGTCCCGCTGCTTTTTCAGCGCATCGGTGACGGATACATGCTCTGCCATGACCGCATCGATCTGTTCTTCCGTCAGGTTCAGGTCTGTAAGGTATTTCCGGGTAAACGCCATTGCTATTTCCTCCCTTTGCTTCGGGGCCTGTGCTTCGGCCCTGCGGAGATATGTGATACTGGGGCGGTGCTTTGCCCCGTTTGTGCGCTGTGTGTCGCGCTATCTGTATTGTCAAGTGTTTTTTTCATATGCGAAAGGACAAAAATGTCATTTTTTCAGAAACGCGCAAAAAAATAAGGCCCGGCAAGCCGAGCCATTGATTATTTGCCGATTTTTGCAAGTTCACGCTGCCATATCATCTTATACTCAGGCCCGTGTTCCTCTGCTGCAGGTCGTAAAAACGGCTGTGCTGCCATTTTGTACGTTCCCAGTTCCACATACGGCCCATATTCAACATTCGTCCCGATGACTTCCGTATTTTCGTCTACCTGCGCATGGGTAATACTGTTGCGGAGGTTGCCCGTATCCACCGGGCATTGCTTTTTTGCATACGTTTCAGCCTTGCCGCCCATGATCTCCAATGCGCGGGCGTTCGCGGCCTGTACTTCGTTTTCGATCTCGGCGCGGTGGCTGACAAATGTTACAAGGCCCATAACATCACACTCCTGCCTTTGCGTTTTTCCATTCCCGGTATGTCATATCTTCTATCAATTTACCATTGATATTATCCCGCCTTTGCCCTTTCCATTCATCATATTCAGGATACACATACCCCAGCGTACAGCGGCAGTTATACACATTCCCCGGCGCGGCGGAAGGATCGCCGGGGTACATGATTTTCCCCAGCGCAGATTCAAACGGCTTGTCCACTTCCTGTACTTGCCCATCCAGATCTGCGTGCGCGTCACGGGTGCGGTTGTCCAGCGTTGCAATCCATTGTTTCTTAACCTTGATGCCCATACTCTGCGCATCGTACATCGCTTCAATCCGGCCCGCATTCTGCGCCCCGGTCATGGCAGTTCGCGCATATCGGATCATGGCTTTCATGTTGGTACTGCTGGTCTGCTTTGCTATGCGGTTTGCAATCTCCGGGATGCTCTCGCCCTGTATAATGCCCTGAGTAACCGCATTAGCTATGTTTTTCCGATTCCACGCCATGTCCTTTTTCCCGTTGACCACCTTCCGTGGCAGCAGTTCCGGCTCATCCCGCAACAAGCGCGTCACGGTTGCGCTGTCATAAATGCCGAACGATAAATCCAGCCCTGCGTCATGCTCCATCTGGTACGCTTGCCATGTCGCATTTTCACCAAACACGGCGCGTTTCTGCCCTTCGATCATGGCATTTGCTTGCCGATTCGCTGTCAGTAGCGTTGTTGCTACGCTTGTGACCTTATCCTGCCATTGCTTGCCGATAAACTTTTGTCTATACAGCCAATCAAAATACTGCTTTTCGGTAATCTGCCCCGCTTCCATCTGCGCACGCTTGACCTTTTCCATCGCCGTCATGTGCTTATGGTGCGCGTTCAGCTTTTCAATGATTTCTTCCTGCGCCTGACGGTACACGCCGCGCATACGGCGAACCAAGGCGATGTGCGCCCTATCCGTGTACCGTTCGCCGTAATCAGCCATGTATTATTCCTCCTCGTCTATCCGGGCATCAACTTCCGCATCCTTGCTCGCCAGCGCCTGCTGAACCTCGTCAACCGTAATAAACGGCAACTTTTCAAGCAGCGTCTTCTTGTCAAGGTATTCCGCCACCATCATCACCATCTGCGTCTGCTCCAGTTGGTTGCTGATCCTGTTGCGCTTGAACTGCGGCGTATCGTCAATGCCGTAGAACAAAAGGATCTGCCGCACAAACTGGATGATCTGGTATTCGAAGTCATCCGCTTCCTCGTCCACGGGCTGATACGCCGCATCTATATGGTCGTTCGTCTGCCCTGCGGAGATGGTATGCACATCCAGCGCGCCGAAGTCCTCAAATATACTGGCCCTGATCTGCTCAAGAAATTCCTTCCGGGCCTGATAGGGTACATCCTGCGTATAGGGCGTGGCGCTGCTGTTGTCTGTGTCCACAACGGCAATATGGTTCAGCTTGATGCGGTCACGGAACTTTGAAAGGTCGGCATCTGTCATCCCCATTGCGTTGCCCACAATCCAATAGATTTCCGCGCACTCCTGCAGATCGTTGGCAAACCCGCTCTGAATGAGGTCGTATGCGTCCAGCTTGTCCCGCATTCCCACGAGCGTACTCTGTTTGTGCTTACTGCCCCACAGCGGAACGATGGGAAGCGTGCCGTAATTGTTCTCGCCCACCACTTCCACGCCGTCCGCAACGGTTTCGATCAGCTGCACCTCATACGCCGTTTTCGGCTGGTATTCCACCAGATCAAGGCCCTTGCTGCCGGGACGGGTGCGGTACGTTGTATAGCCATCTTCCTCATACAGCACCACCGTTACGGGCCGTTTCTGCCAGTCCAGCGACCAGAAACGGATACCCGCCCTCAGCTTCCCGGTGTACTCGTCATACAACGGGCAGAACTCCGTAGCCTTGAAAACGTAATACTGCCCATCATCCCAGCGCACATAACAAACGCCATGGATCAGCGCATAGTACGCGGCTTCATACAGCTTATTATCGAAATCGCTTCCCAGCGCTTCCTTCGTCAGATCAACCTTGCGCTCGATGCCGTCCTCCATGCGCTTTTCCGTGCGCGTGAAGGTCACACCGTTGCCCAGCGAATAAGAGCAGCGCTGCACGTTGAGCCGATGGAAGAAGTTGTTCGCCAACTTGTTATTACTGGCGGTGAAATCAGGCACTTTCTGGCCCACTTCGTTGTACAGGTAGCGGATAAACTCCCGAATCGTAGTGTTCTTCTGCTTTTCGTAATCGTCCGCAATCACCGCCGTTTTGTACTCGTCACCCACCCGGTAATCATTGATCGCCGCCTTGACGAACTCCAGCTTGTCAACCGCCGCTTCGTAGTCCTGATAAGTTTTCATACTAACAACCCCTTACCCGAAAATAGACCGATAGGCTTCTTTGCCACGTGGGTCATAATATCTGCAAACACAGGCCGCGCTATCCGGCGCGTCGTCGTGTTCTGCTCCCTCTGCGTAACTCATGATCTGCTCAATGTACCGTTTGTCCGTGCCATTCAGAATCACGATGTTAGGCCACCATTTGCGAAGATACGTTGCGATTTTGACGAACTTGTTATCCCGCTCGTCATACAACCGCACCATTTCGCCCCTGCGGTGGAACTCCTTTCCCACAAACCCCTTGTCCGCGTTTTTTTCCATGTACAGCGGCGCACACCGCAGCCTGTGCATATCAGAAATGAATACATCCATCAGCGTGTCGATATGCTGTTGCCGCAGCTTTCCGAACAGGTAAATCTTGTCCCCGGCTCTCTTGGCGCATGTGAACGCCGTGCCGTCCGAACCGCCATACGCCGCATCAATGTGCGCTATGCCGTCATACAGCAGCGTTTCATCGTCCGTGTACTGCGGGTATACCGTGAACAGCGCCCCTTCGCTTGCCGCCCACAGGCCCTTGATGTACCGTTCATACAGCACCGTCCCGGCATATTCTTTCTTGATCTCCTCCACAAAGCCGGGGTCAAGGAACGGGTTATCGTCAATACTGTATGTCTGGTAAAACACATCCGCATCGCTGTCAATGAACTCTTTCAGCCAATGCAACGGGTCTTTGGGGTTGAACGTGCCGTCAAAGCAGGAATATTCCTTGTCCAGACGGCTTTTGAGAAGGTCAAACACTTCCCGCGACCAGTCCGCGACCTCATCCCCATAACAATACTTGATGGACGAACCGCGCAGCTTGCTTACCTGTGACAGCTTTTCCGCGCCCAGCGCATAGCATCGTTCCCCGAACAGTTTCAGCGTGTTATCGCTGCCAATGTACCCCACAAGGTCATCCCCGTACACCCGGCGCATCGGTTCAAGCACGTTGCGCTCAATCGTGGCCTTTGTCACGCCGAGGATCACCGTCAGTCCATCCTTCCCTATGCGTTCCCGAATACGCATCGGGATAATCCAACGATAATCCATGTAGGTCTTGCCGCTTCGCGTGGCCCCGCCCTTCATGTTCCAGCGGTGGTTCGCTTGCCGGATGTACTCAGCCTGTTTCGGCGTTAGCAGCATTTACTACTTCCTCCAGTATCCTGTCAAGCCGTTCCAATGCGCCGTTGTCCGTTTCCTTCGGCATGTCCCCGGTCAGGTCTTTATACGCCGCCGTCAGGTCACGGATACGGAAAGTCACCACTTTCTTGCCATCATGCATCCTGACCTCTGTTGCATCAAACGGGTACTTTGCTTCCATGCGCTGTAACCGCAGGAGAAGCCGCCTTTTAAGGTCAGCGGAAAGGGTGGCGTTGGTTGCAGCAGCATCCGCTATTTTTTGCGTTGCTTCGGCGTTACTCTTGCGCTCGGCTTGCCCTCTCAGACCGAGCCA